TCGGGCTAATATTGCTCATGCATGCGGTACGTGTTTATTGAAGTTGGCTTAATTTTTTTGACTATCTTGTTGGACGTAGCATGACAAAGGGGTAGGTATGGCGGCACTTAAAGAGCCTGTGAAAATCTTTATAGTTCAGTCTCTTGCTTGCTTTGAAACCCCTCAACAGGTAGCTGATGCTGTCCAACAAAGATTTGGCATAGAGGTTGATCGTAGGCAGTGTGAGGGATATGACCCAACAAAGTACACAGGTAGAAACCTAAGCAAGAAATTAAAAGACCTTTTTGAGCGAACTCGAAAGGATTTTAAAGAAAACATCGAAGACATTCCGATTGCTAACAAGGCCTTTCACTTTAAAGAACTCCAAAAGATGTATGACGATTGGGGAAAGAACAAGGTCATGCGTCAGAACGTGCTTAAACAGGCGCAAGGATTGCTTCAATCAGGTAAAAGTGCTGGTCCAAGTGGCTTGTCTGAAAAAGAACAGATTGAAGTTGATATTAAGCGTTTAGAGCTTGAGAAACTGCAAAAAGAAGTAAGACCTCCTGCAACTCGACCTCCTGAGGAAGATTACAAAATCAGCCTGAACCCTGATGAGGAAATTCCAAATGAGCCAATTCTTTGAGCCACCAGAAGGCGCGGTACAACTTACACCCAAACAGGCCAATATCTACTTATGGGGCTGGCAAAAAGAAGCGCGTTTTCGTGATGCTGTATGTGGTCGACGTTTTGGCAAGACATTCTTGGCCAAGGCTGAGATGCGTCGAGCTGCACGACTGGCAGCTAAATGGAATGTGTCGGTTGAAGATGAAATCTGGTATGCAGCACCTACATTCAAGCAGGCCAAGCGTGTCTTCTGGAAACGATTAAAACAGGCGATTCCACCTTCATGGCGAGCAGGCAAGCCCAACGAAACTGAATGCACGATCACTCTAAAGAGTGGTCATGTCATGCGTGTGGTTGGTCTGGATAACTATGACGACCTTCGTGGATCTGGTTTGTTTTTCCTGATCATTGATGAATGGGCGGACTGTAAGTGGGCTGCATGGGAAGAAGTCCTGCGTCCAATGCTTTCAACCTGTAAGTACATCGTGAATGGCGAACAGCGTGTTGGTGGTCATGTTTTAAGGATTGGTACACCGAAAGGGCTTTAACCATTGCTATGACACTTTCATGGATGGCCAGCCGGGTCATGAACCTGATTGCCGCAGCTTCTCATATACATCGCTACAAGGTGGGAATATTCCTGAATCGGAAATTATCGTTGCCAAGCGCAAGATGGACCCGAAAACATTCAGTCAGGAATATGAAGCCAGTTTTGAAAGTTATCAGGGCGTTATTTATTACTGCTTTAACCGGGTGCTCAGTAGCTCAAGCGAAACAGTTCAAGATGGTGACACGCTTCACATCGGCATGGACTTTAACGTCACCAAAATGGCCGCAGTGGTTTATGTGCGTCGTGGTGACACCATGCATGCAGTGGATGAGTTTGTGAATCTATTTGATACACCTGCAATGATTGAAGCGATTAAAGAGCGCTATCCAGAGCATGAAATTGGTATTTATCCTGATGCTTCGGGTGATAACCGGAAGTCTGTTGGCGCAAGTTACACAGACATTTCTTTGCTAAAAAACGCTGGCTTTAATGTTTTTGTGAATACCACAAACCCATCAGTTAAAGATCGCATTAACTCCATGAATGGGATGTTATGCAACACGCTTGGCGAACGAAAACTATTTGTGAATGTGGATAAGTGTCCACACTTTTCGAAATGCCAACAGCGTCAAATTTATGACGAGAATGGACAACCAGACAAGAAAGCAGGCTTTGATCACATGAATGATGCTGGCACATATCCAATTGCCTTTATGTTCCCTGTGAAAATTAAACAAGATCCAATAGAAATCAATTCAATCCCAACAATCAATCGTTGGTAATCAAATGGAGTCAAGTCGTGACTGATAAAACAGATCGACTTGCCAAAATCCACGAAACCGCAAAGAAACAATTTGATAAAGCTCAATGTGCTGTTGCTGATGAACGTCAGCAGTGCTTAGAGGATCGTCGTTTTTATTCTATTGCTGGTGCTCAATGGGAAGGCAAGTTAGGCGAACAGTTTGAAAATAAGCCTAAATTTGAAGTCAATAAGATTCACCTGGCTGTCATTCGTATTATCAATGAATATCGCAACAACCGCATCGGTGTGAACTTCATTAGCAAAGATGGTGTGAGCAATGATGACTTAGCTGATACCTGCGCAAAGCTTTATCGCGCAGATGAACAAGACTCTGGTGCAGATGAAGCTTATGACAATGCATTTGAAGAAGCAGTGGGTGGTGGCTTTGGGGCTTGGCGTTTACGTGCTGAGTATGAGGATGAAGACGATGAAGAGAACGAGCATCAGCGAATTAGAATAGAACCGATTTTTGATGCTGATACATGCGTTTTCTTTGATCCTGATGCAAAACGCCAGGATAAAGCAGATGCCAAATACTGCTTTGTTTTGACCTCAATGTCATGTGACGCATTTAAGGAAGAATACGGTGAAGATCAAGACCCATCCTCATGGGATAAGACTATTACCAATAGTCACTTTGATTGGGCATCGAAAGATTCTGTTTACGTCGCTGAATACTACAAGGTCGAAAAGGTTAAGGAAAAGATTCACATCTTCCGTTTAATCGATGGATCCGAAGAGCGTTATACAGCGGAGCAGCTTGAAGAAGACCCAAGCATTCTTGATGAATTGAATGCAACAGGTGCGCAAGAAGTTCGCGTCCGAGATTTTGAGCGTAAGCGCGTTCGTAAGCTTCTTATGTCAGGCCTTGGCGTTCTTGAGGATTACGGTTACATCGCTGGTCGTCATATACCAATCGTGCCTGTGTATGGTAAACGCTGGTATATCGACAACGTAGAGCGTTACATGGGCCATGTACGGCTCTGTAAAGATGCTCAGCGACTGAAGAACATGCAGTTGTCTAAGTTGGGCGAGCTTAGTGCCATGTCCAGCGTTGAGAAGCCTATTCTGGCACCGGAGCAGGTTGCTGGCGTTCAGAACATGTGGGCGAATGACAATATTGAGAACTACCCGTATTTGCTTGCACACCCGCTTAAAGATGCAATGGGTAATGTTGTTGCTCAAGGTCCAGTGGCTTACACCAAGCCGCCAAGTGTACCACCAGCAATGGCTGCCTTGCTTCAGGTCACTGAGCAGGACCTATCGGACATTCTAGGCAATCAGGAATCGGGCGATGAGATTGTTTCCAATACTAGCGGCGTTGCAATTGAGATGATTCAAAACCGCTTAGATATGCAGTCTTTTATCTACATTTCGAACTTTGCTAAAGGGATGCGTCGTTCTGGTGAAATTTGGCTGTCTATGGCTTCTGAACTCTATGTTGAAGATGGTCGAACAATGAAGACAGTAGGGAATCAGGACGAGATTGACTCAATCGAGTTGTTTAAACCTGTTTATAACCCTTTGTCTGGTGAAGTTGAGCATACAAACGACTTAACCAAAGCCAAGTTTGATGTCGCAATCGACATCGGGCCAACATCGACCAGTAAGCGCAATGCAACCGTACGCTCACTGACAAACATGCTTCCTCTTGTGTCCGATCCAATGGATCAGCAAGTGCTGAGCTCCATGATCATGATGAACATGGAAGGCGAAGGTGTTGGTGATGTCCGCGAATATTACCGCAAGAAATTGCTACGGATGGGTGTAGTTGAGCCGACCAAAGAAGAAGCCCAGCAATTGGCGCAAGAAGCTCAAAATCAAGAGCCTGATGCAAATACGCTGTATCTGCAATCCGAAGCTGAAAAGAATAAATCACTCGCAATTAAGGCGCAGGCAGACACTGAACTTGCGATAGCAAGAGCAGAAGAAACCAAAGCCAAAGCAATCGATTTAATGACGCGCTTAGATATGGATGAGCGACAAGCAGTGCTTGAAGCAATTAGCCAACTAGGTATGCAACCACAACAGGCAACCGTTCAGCCTACACAGAACGAGGAAATGCAATATGTCAATTGAAGACCTGCGCACAGAACTGGATGAAGAAGACAACATCGACCCGATTGAAGACAATCAGGAAGTTGAAAGTCAGGAAGATCCAGAAGAAACCCAAGATGAATCAAACCAGTCTGATGATGAGATGTCAGAAGATGAGGAGTTTGTCATTACGGTGGGCGATGAAGAGCCAGAGCCATCCGATGACGATGACTTTAGCGGCAAACCAGCGCCAACATGGGTAAAAGACCTTCGCAAAAAAGAGCGGGAAGCACGAAAACGCATCAAGGAGCTAGAGGCTCAGGTGCAACAGGCTAAACCGGCTGAGAAGCCGATTGAAGTTGGGCCTAAACCAAAACTTGCCGACTTTGATTATGACGAAGATCAATTTGAAAGCGCAGTTGAACAATGGCATGAGCGTAAACGCCAAGTTGAACAGCAGCAGGCAGTAAAGCGTGCTGAAGAAGAGCAGGCACAACAAACTTGGCAAAGCAAAATGCAAAGCTATGAGGAGCGTCGTCAAACTGTGGCAGCCAAAGTCCGTGACTTTGAGGAAGTGGAAGAGGCCGCAAAAGACAAGCTCACCCCGACACAGCAGGGCATTTTAATTCATGAAGCGGAAAACCCCGAGTTGATCATGTATCACCTGGCCAAACATCCAAATAAAGCGAAAGAGCTGGCTGAGATTACAGACCCAATTCAATTCGCCTTTGCTGCAGCAAAACTGGACTCTCAAATGAAAATCCAAACTCGTAAACCATCAACTCAACCAGAACGAAAACCTAGCGGATCGGCTGGCTTATCTGGTGTGGTAGATCAAAAGTTAGCGCAACTCGAAGCGAAAGCAGCGAAAACTGGTGATCGAACCGAGCTGATTAAATACAAAAAATCTTTACAGAAATAAGGTGAATACTTATGGCGAACTCATTTGCTAAAAAAATTGATGTTTTCTTTGATGATGTTGTGGCTGGCTTTGATGCAACCAATATCAGCTCTAAAAATGTTTCTCAATACAAAGCACCTGCTGAAGCACTTGCTTTGAATGGTCAAACTTTCCACCGTCCAATGCCTTTGATGACAGAAATCGTTGATGGTCGCGATATCTCTGGTCAGTACAAGGATCTGGTAGAACTTACCGTTCCAGCAACCTTGACCGAATCGCATATCCGTAACGTGCCAGTGAAGTTGACAGGTGTGGATCTGAACAACCCGTATGCTTTTGACAATATTGTTAAAACATCAAATATCTTGCTTTCTAACAAGTTAGATACATTGGTTGCTAACCGTGTTGCAGAGCGTGGTACTCTAGCGGTGATCAACTCAGGTGCGATTGATACCTATGATGATGCTGCAGAAGCTGATGCCCTGATGCTTGAGCAACAAGCGACTCGTGGTGAGCGTATCATGCTGTTAAATCCACGTATGGCGAAAAACATTGCTGGCAACCTTGCCGCACGTCAAACAATGAACACAGCACCAATGAACGCATATCAACGTTCTACGCTACAACCGATTGCAGGCTTTGATACTTTCCGTGTTGATTACGGTAAATCAATTACTGGCTCTGCGGGTGCTGGTTATTTGGTAAGCGGTGCACAGTCATACACACCAGTTTCTGCTGATGTGAATGGCACCCCTGCTGATAACCGCACTCAAACCTTAGCGGTTAAAACTGGTACAGGTGCTGCGGCTGGTGATGTGTTTACAATCGCAGGTGTATATGCGGTTGGTCATATCAACAAACAGTCTACTGGACAATTAAAAACTTTCCGTATTCTTGCAATCAATGGTGGTAACTGGACAATTTCACCTGCAATCGTTCCTGCAGATGGCACCGCAGCAGCTCAAAAAGCTTATGCAAACGTAACTACTGGTGCAGCAGCAGATGCAGCAATTACTATCCTGAATACAAAGACCACAGCAGCAAGCGTGTTCTATGAAAAATCAGCGATTGAAATTGTGCATGCTGACTTTAACACCGAGCCGTTTGAAGCTTCAGGCAAGCGTGTTCGTAAAGCGACTACAGATAGCGGCATCCAGATCGTGATGTTGTCTGACTCTAACGTTGATACATTAGCGGCTAACTACCGTTTATTTGTATGGGCGAACGTGGAAGTACTTAACCCTGAATTAGCTGGCATCATGCTAGAAAATCAGACCTAAAACAAAACCATGACGACAAATGCCCGCTATATGCGGGCGTCGTCATTTTTGGAGTAGTGAAAATGTCGAATTATCCAAAAATGCTCTACAAGGGCGATAAAGCTAAATACGAACACCAAACTGCATCGAGTGAAGAGTCGGAAAAAGAACTGCTTGATTCTGGTTGGGTGGGTTTTGGTGAATTACCTGAACGTGAACCAGGTGTTGCAGGCAGCTCAGTTTCTGAAATCGATTCATCTGCTTTTGTACCGGTAGAGCAGTTCGATGCACTGGGGGAAGAAAACACCAAGCTTAGAGAAGAACTGGTTGAAGCCTTAAAGGAAAACCAAGAGCTTCGCAAACAGATTCGCTTTAAACAAGTTGAAGATATGTCAGCTGATGATCTACGCAAAGCACTTGATGATCGAAAAATTGAATATGGTGCGCGTGATGGTAAGCCAGTGCTAATCAATCTGGTACTTGAATCAGACGATAAATCTTAATCACCCAAGGTCGCCAGCATGATCAGCAATAACTATGTGCCTGAATGGTATATCTCGCCTTTTGAACACTCGAAATACACTTTAGTCCGCAATCAAGATCAATTCGATCTGCTGTTCGATGATGTCGGTGATACACAAGAGTTTCTGCATTTGGGTACTGGTGCTCAGGTTGATTATTACGACGGTGGCAAACATTGCGTTGTTCAGCTGGGTGATTGCAGTGAAAGAACATTGATCATGGTTCATGGGCTTTTGTTGCATGAGGCTGTGCACATCTGGCAGCGAATTAAAAAGCTAATGGGAGAGGATGAGCCAAGCATTGAATTTGAAGCTTATTCAATTCAGCGTATCGCTCAGGACTTATTTAGCATGTTTGAAGAAAGCGAGGTGTCAGATGTCATGGACTAAAAGACAAATTATTGAGCAGGCGCTTGAAGAACTAGGACTTGCATCTTATGTGTTCGATATGCAGCCAGAACAGGTTGAAAGCGCTAAACGCAAGCTCGATTCAATGATGGCCTTATGGGATAGCAAAGACATCCGTTTTGGCTACCCATTGTCGGGTGATGCCAACAGTGGTGACTTGGATCAAGAAACATTTATCCCAGATTATGCTGTTGAAGCGGTGGTTTTAAATCTGTCTATTCGATTAGCTGGCGCATTTGGAAAGGTGGTGTCTGCTGAAACCAAAGCTATGGCCAAAGATGGTTTTGAAACCATTCAATTGGCAATGCTGAGCAATCCACCACGTGTGCAGCTTGACCCATCATTACCGCGTGGCGCTGGACACAAATCAACATGCCACCCATTTATCGAAAAGACATGCACCAAAGCTGTTTTTGCACCAGATACATCAGTGAGTTTTTCCAATGAATAAACGATTAAGTATTACGGATCGCATTGGTCCAAATGATTCAGTTGTGCTTTGGAGTGCAAACAATCAGGATTTTCGTGGTGTGCCAGTTGATTTGCTGGCTGAGAAGATTAAAGAAGGTTTTCCGCAACATGCCAATTATCCAAGAATGCATATTCAACACTTTAACCCGACCACAAACTTTACACTTGATATTGAAAATAGCGAAGTCGGAACGTACTTGATTCTCAACCCGACATCAGGGCTAAGCACTGGATCAATTAAGCTGCCTGAGCGCTATTCAGTGCAAGATGCCCAAGAAGTCGCTGTTGCATGCTCCCAGCAGATTACAAACTTCAGTATTGATGGTAATGGCGCCTTGGTAATCGGTGCGCCCAATGCTTTAGCAGCAAGCGGCTTCTTTAAACTGAAGTACGACAAGCTTTCAAATACCTGGTATCGAGTGGGGTAAATATGCAAATCCCTATTTTGGATGGAATCTACACTGACAGTAACTCCGACTTTCGCACAGCCTATCCGGTGAATTTGATTCCAGTTCCAAAAGGGCAGGGGATTTCTGCTGGATACTTGCGGCCAGCTGAAGGCATTAACCATGTTGCCGATCTACCAGGTGTGGACCGTGGTGGTATTGTTTGGAAAGGTGAGCATTACCGAGTTTGCGGAACCAAGTTCGTAAAAATCTCAGCATCAGGGCAGGTTGTCGAGCTGGGTGATGTTCATCCTGGCAGCTTATGTTCATTTGATTACTCGTTTGACCACCTAGCTATCAATGCCGGCTCATCATTGTATTTATATAATGGCGAGCTGAAGCGAGTAACAGATTCAAATTTAGGGGCTATTTGTGATGTAGTCTGGGTTGATGGTTATTTTATGGTGAGTGATAGTGAAAACATCATTGTCACAGAGCTTAACAACCCATTTGAGATCAATCCACTTAAGTATGGATCATCTGAAGTCGATCCCGATCCTATTGTTGGCCTAATTAGA